AACAGCCAGTGGTCGCTAACCACTACGAGACTGCGCCAACCAGAAACCCTGGTGGTAATGTCGGGGGGGCCTACTCAATCGCAAGCCGATCCATCCCCAAACGGCGCTCCGAAACTCAGGAGCATTGACATGCCATGTCTGGCAAACCGGTTAGTGCGGGCATGGACGCTGCGTTCGTACTAGCTACGGAGTTTCCGCCGTAGTCTTCAAGCCGAACGCCGGCCTACGCCTTTCGGCGTGGCACCACCTCACCTTCATTACCACCCCCACCGCTGTGCAGGCACAGCATTTCTGGCCAAGGGACCACTTCCCATTACTCGCCACTGAACATTAAGGAACCGAAGTTCGCAAGTTCCTTCAGGGCGAGGTCCTCTCTTATACTGACGTAATCTGCAGGCAGAAAACGCAGTTCTTCTTCTCCCCTACCAGCCGGCACCTTCAGTGCCTTCAACTTACTGAGGTAAGTAAGCCGCGACCAGGGCCTCACGGCCCTGTACTGGTAGGTCCGACGTACAAACCCCACCGTCGGGTTAAATACGTCTCTCTTCCTCCCTCCCTCCCGACCAGTTGCCCAAATGTGCAAAAACAAGGCAACGCGCTCGTCGGGATCTAACTGTCTACGGACAGGTAGAAGCGATGTGGAAAGCTCTTTGGGAGCTTCCGGTAGACAGGTGAAGTGCCTGTTCCACATCGACCGATGTCGCTCGTGAGCGACATAGGACTTCGGGTTTAACCGAAGCTGGGTTGGGAGGAAACCCCATTTCTTGCCGATTCTGGACCGAATAAAGGCATCGGTCCAGGGTACTGACCAGGCGACCGCTTTAGCAGCGTGCAGCATCCCTGGGTAATCGGCAAGAAAACCACCTCTCCGCAAGTGGCGAATCTCGCGCCACTTGCCCCCTCTCCCTTTCAGAAACGCGGTCGAGTTGATCTCTGCAACCGTTTCTGATCGAATCGTCTTCAGATCGTTTAACTTGTATCCGCTAGGATAATCTGAGACTTCGAGATAGCGGTGTGACGATACAAGCGTGTCATCACCGTTAACAAGGACATTCCCTTCTTCCCCGCGTAGCGCCCAAAGCGCTGCGAGGTAAGAGTGAAGGGAAAGGAGGGGAAAGGAGAGGTAGCTCCCCATCATCTGCCCATGCGATACTTCCTTTTCCTCACCGGCGCAATCAACAAGTGGCCGGAGCGACTGGAACGCCCGTAAGCGTACCGGTCCAGGAATGATTATGCTCTTTCGAAGTAAAGAGCCAAGTATCGCCTCTGTCACTTCAAGTGACAGGTTGTCTGTGGCGCTTACCAGATCTACCGAGGTCTGGCAAGGGTAAACACAGGCAGATGATATTTTCTTCTCCGTGGGGGGTCCAACAAGGCGCCACTCCTGCCGCATCAGATGCGACTCGATGGCTTTGTGAAGAGGAGCTAGTATTTCGGTGCTCTCGTCATAAATGACGAGAGGTCTGCACTTACCAGCACTCATCACTTCCTTGTACCGGGCCCTGACTGGCTGATCGATCGGGATAGATCGGCCAATCATGCACTGCCCACGGAATTCTTTACCTCTACCGCGGAAATGATGGTCGGCTCGTTTCGCCGTCATTCGCGCAGTTGGATTCGGTATATGCTGCCAGACAAAATCAGCATAATCCCGGTCCCATCCGAGAGGGAAGATACGAGAAACCTCACGACGAACGAATCGGAGGTACTCGGAAGAAGGGGAGGGGGGAATAGAGAACGCGTTCTGCTCCCAAGCAGGACGCGCGGAGGGCGTATGCTGACGGCAGCCTGCAGGCAGGCTCCGTTTGATTGACGCGATAGAGTGGGCTAGTTCCCATCTCTCGTGCTTCAGCAAACGCATCAAGGGAAGAAGGCCGTCCGAGTCCCGTCGAAGGGACTGTTTCCTCGGAAACTTGACAATAGGGCGCTTCTTTCCTTGAAGGAGAAGATAAGAGAGAAACTTGTTTAATTCCTCGGATCTGAGATCAGGCAGTTCGGAACAGGGTATCCTGTAACGAATCCTAATAAGTCTCAGACCATTGGAAATGGTCTCTCTTGTGTCGGCAGTGCTGCGAAAGCAGCCGCGACACGTTTGAGCTCCCGAACCAATGTTGGGTTTAACGGGAGCAGCGGTACACAGTGGTGTGCCAGATCTACTCATGGTAATGCTTGTTAGCAGCCAGGTGAGTAGGGGATCCTTTAACG